AATTGGTATCTCTTTCTTTCATTGCACGTACCATGTCTCTGGAAAAACAATCGAGTGTTGTTGATAATATATCAATATATTTTACATCAAAACCTGGTTCTTTACTAGCCGCTCTTACTAATTTGGATTTAAATTTTAAAATCCTTTCTTCGCGACCCTTTTTGTGTTGATAAATTTCATAAGGGTTTTTTGGTAACATATTTTTGAATTTATTATAGTTATTTATAGCAACTTTTTTTTCTTCTTTTGATTTAACTCCACAGTAGTACCACCAATTAAATTGTTCGTTTATGGGATCTTCTATTTGTTTTCCACATTTTTTTTGAAAATCAAACCAATTATTAAGGTCTATTTCTATAGTGTGTTTTGAAGTCATTATTATTATATATTGTGAATAAATTAATAAATATAAAATAATACAAAAATTATATGGACGATTTTGATTTGGATATAGATAATTATGGTTTAGAAGATATATTAAATCTTTTTCATTTAGATTATAAATTTGAAAAAGCAAGTATGAAAAAGGCTAAAGTAATGGCATTAAAAACCCACCCTGATAAAAGTGGGTTAGGAAAGGATTTTTTTTTGTTTTTTATGAAAGCCTATAAAATGTTAGAAGCAATATATGAATATAGATGTAAAAAAGATCAATGTGCTAAAAAGCAAGAATATACGACTGAAATAGATACTGAAAACAAACATTTATTAAAAAAATTAGACGGTAAAAGTGCGAAAGATTTTAACACGTGGTTTAATAAAATGTTTGAAGAAGTGAGGGTAAAAGATGAAGATGTTGATACAGGTTATGGTAGTTGGTTTAAATCAAATGAAGATATAAATAACGAGACGGTGGAAGGTCTTGGTCAAATGAGAGAAGCAATTGAAAGAAGGAAAAAAGAAACAAGAGCGTTGGTAAAACATAATGGTATAAGAGATATGGAAGTCGGTGGTGGGTACGGTTTAGCTAGACAAAAACCCCAAGAATATTGTAGTGATATATTTAGTAATTTACAATATGAAGATTTGAAAAAAGCACACACAGAAACAGTAGTACCTGTGACAATAGAAGATTATGAAGCGAAGCCAAAATTTGATAGTGTCGAAAAATATGTAAGATATAGAGAACAACATAGACCCAATATGGTTTCTTTAGAACAATCTAAACAAATGATGAAAGATAGAAATATGAAAAATGATAAAACAAATACAGAAAGAGCATTTAGAATGATAAAAAGAGATGAAGAAATATCACAATCAAATAAAAAATGGTGGTCTCATTTAAAACAATTAGAAAATTAATAAATTATTTATTATATATATAATGAAAATAGTAAATTATGTATTAGTGTTTATAGCAGTAACCGCAATAGGTATGATATATGATAGATATAGTAAAAAGTTTTATCCGGATGAAGAATTGGATAAATATAATTTAGTGAAGAAGTATTTATTAAATGAAAGTGGGTCTATAGATGGAAATCCATTTTTATGGATTCACACTAAACATGAGATAAATGCAAGAGATTGGGAAAGTTTTAATTCAAGAAATAGTAAAAAATTAAACCAACCGTATAAGGATCTTTGTGTGGAATCCGTTGTAAATCATTGCAGTGAAAGTTTTAAAATATGTTTAATAGATGATAGTTCTTTTGAAAAAATAATACCTGATTGGACGATACGAATGGATGGATTAGCAGAACCTGTTAAAGAGAAAGTAAGGGTATTGGCGTTGACGAAATTGTTACATACATATGGTGGTATGTTAGTTCCAAATTCAACAATAGTATTAAAAGACTTGAAACCATTATACAATGAAAAAGTAGCGCAGCACAAAATGTTTACTGGTGAAATGAATAATAAAAGTGATAGCAATGCTTATAGTCGATTTGGTCCAACGCACAAATTATTGGGATGTATAAAGGGTTGTCCCGTAATGAAAGATTTGTCTGAATATTTAGAAATATTAGTATCTACAGATAACACCGACCAATCAAAGTTTGAAGGAAATATAAGTAGGCATCTTCGTAAGTTGATGAAAGAGGGTAAATGTAATATTATTTGTGGTAAAGGATTAGGAACCAAAAATAAAAAAAATGAAGTTATTTTAATAGACAATTTGTTAGAAAGTTCAAGTTTAGACTTATGTATGTGTTCCTTATTTTGTATAATTTTACCAGACGAAGATATATTAAATAGAACAAAATATCAATGGTTTGCTAGATTAAATCATATGCAAGTATTAGAAGCGAATACTCAAGCAAGTAAATTTTTACTTATAAGTCGTGGTAAATAAAATATTTAATTTCATATTTAGATTTGGAATATTTGATATCAGAAGTGAAAGGTATATAGTGATATTTACATAATTGTCTTATAATAGTAATAAAATTTTTATAGTTTTGGTCTCTATCTAAATAATGATGTTTTGATTTGAAATAATATTCTTTCAAATTTTCACAAAATGGTTTGACTTGGTTTTCTAATTTTATTCTTTTGAAAGATTCTTTGGAAAAAACATACTGATTAATTTTTTTTTCACAATATTTATCTATAAAAGTAAAAAAGATATTTTTAGGAAAAGGGTTTTGAAATATTTGACTCATATATTAATTAATCACAAAAAAAAATTATATTTAAATTAAATTTATAATAACTTTAATAATTCATTTGTAAAGAATGTCAGTTCAATTTCATTTTCATGTAAAGTATGAAAAAGAGCAATATATTTAAGAATGAGCTTAATAACCTTATATTTTACATCTTCGTTTATCATGTGTGTAATTTTGATAAAAGTAAAGTAAGAATCAAGTATGTCCATAACTGAATAACCTTTATTATAAATAGAATTTATAATTTGAATAGAAAATTTTAGATTTTTATTGGTATGCCATTCTTCTGTATATTTTTCAAATTCATAAAAACTAATATTGGTACATATTTCTTTTACCCTTTTTTCATTAATATTAATATTTAATAATTTAAATTTTTCCATATAATTTATTAATAATCTTATAGAATTGTTACAAATAGTCAATATAAATTCTTCTGAATTTTTATCGATATTGAGATTTTCAGCTTTTTTAATTTGTGTAAATATAGTTTTTAAAAAAGTTCTATGAACTGGTTTGATCTTTATTATGGTACATCTTGATTGAATACTATCTATTACCTTTTGTGTATTTGAACAGGAAGCTAAAAAATGGACATTATGACTGTATTTATCAATACAATTTCTAAAAACTTGTTGGCTTTGGTCGTTAATAGAATCAATATCATCAAGTATAATAAATTTTTTTTTACCAGATATCATAGAGGGTGTTTGGCAAAAAGTTTTAACCTCTGTTCTATAATATTGAATACCTTGTTCCTTAAGATTATTAATATATAAAACATTTTGTTTGGGTATTGTTTCCTTTTGGTAATATTCCCTGATAATAGAATATAATAATGATGTTTTACCACACCCTGGATTTCCTACAAGTAATATATTTAAATTATTCATAACAATAAGAGTGTTCAATAATTCGATGTATTCCTTATCTATTGTAAAATCTTTAAAAAAAACCGGTTGATATTTTTTAAGAAATGGTGTATTCATAATAAATTAAGTAATAAAGTATTTAAGTTTATATTTATATATTTTAGAAATGAGTTTGAATTATTTTAAAGTTTTAGGAGTAAATGAAACTTCAACAGATGATGAAATTAAGAAAGCTTTTAGAAAATTATCGATGAAACACCATCCTGACAGAGGTGGTGATGAAAATGAATTTAAAAAAATAAACGAAGCCTATCAAACATTAGGAGATCCAGAAAAAAGAAGAATATATAAAATGAGAGGTAATAGTCCATTTTCTACGATGAACGGACAACAACAATCTTTTCAACATGGTGATTTGGACCCAATTTTAAAAATGTTTTTTGGAGGAGGAGGGTTTCCTGGAATGCCTGGAGGAATGCCTGGAGGAATGCCTGGAATGCCTGGAATGGTTGGGGGGATGTCAAGAGGGATGCCTAACGTACAGATTTTTAGAAATGGAAGACCTTTAAATATGAATTCAATACAAAAACCCGAACCAATAATTAAAACAATAACAATAACATTAGAACAATCATATATAGGAATAACATATCCACTACAAATAGAAAGATGGATAGTTATAAACAACGAAAAACGCATGGAAAAAGAAAAGGTATATGTAAAAATAAACAAAGGTATTGATTCAGGAGAAATTATTATAATAGAAGGAAAGGGTAATATATTAAATGAAAGATTAAAAGGTAATATAAAGTTATTTATAAATGTAGTAAATAATACAAACATCAAAAGAGACGGATTGAATTTGAAAATAAAAAAAGAAATAACTTTAAAAGAAGCTTTAACAGGGTTTAAATTTGATATTAAACACGTAAATGGTAAAACATATATTATAAATAATGATACAGGTAATATCATACCTGATAATTATACAAAGGAAATAGGAAATTTAGGTATGAAACGAGAAGGTATAACTGGTAAATTAATAATTAAATTCTCTGTTATATTTCCTGAAAAATTAACAGAAGAACAAATAAATAAATTAAAAGAGATATTATAAATTAAAAGAGATATTATAAATTAAAAGAGATATTATAAATTAAAATATATTCATGATATTTTAATTTATGCTCCTGAAATTCTTTTTGTAGCAATATCGGCAGAAACAATATAAATAGAATTCTCAGTAATGATAATATATTCGCTTTCTACCTTGTAAATTTTAGAAACAGGACTAGTGTACTCTTCTTCACTTTTGACCAACAATTTTTCACCCCCGTCTCTTACTCCAATTAATACATCTTTTTCACAGGAAGCCGTCCAATAGTCGAACATAATAGGTTTATCTTCAACAATTGACAATTTTGCGCAATGTTGTAAAGTTGTTCCTGTTGGTAGTCTATAATTAGTGCTATTTTCTATGGTTGCTTGTTCCGACATTTTTATATTGTATTTTTGTTTAAATCTTTAAATAGTTATTTATTTAAAAAAATAATATTTAAAATAATAAATGGAGTCATCGAAAAAAACAAATATATTTGAGATAAAAAATTACAATAAAACATTAACAATTTCAAACGATATAATATTAAGCAAATTTTGCGAATTAATTAATGAATATTTATTTCATATAACAGAAAACATAATTATTCAAAATAGACAATATTATATTTTTATTTTGTTACGAGGATTAAACACGATAAAACATATTTTCAATACGATGTTACTTTATACAAAAAATTTAGATTTGACAATTTATCATACAAAAAAAGCATATTTATTTTATGTAGAATTTATTGGCCAAATAGGAGAAGAGAATAATTCTTATTTACAATTAAATTCCAAAGACGCCACTTTATTTGTTTATAAAAAAACTATATTTGAAATAAATAACGAATATAGAAAACAATTTATATTAAATAAGGAAGAAAAAGAAAGATTTAAATTATTTGATATATTTTCAAAACTTGTAGTAGAGATGTTTGAAACAGTAGTATATAATGAAAATTTTAAAGGTGAAACAAGGATGAGTTATATGATGTATATTCAAAAAATGACAAATAAAGCAGTTAATAAAATTATAATAATGGATAAAAATGTAAAAGAGAAAATAGATATTTGTGAAAAATATTTATATTATAAAAATTTACTTCAAAATAAATGTATAAATATAGATGAATGTTTATTTTTTAATTTATCGAATTTATTTTTAAAAAAAATACAAAATAACAGAAATATCTCAATTAATGATATTAATAAAAAAATGTATCATAAAAACTGTAATGAAAAAATTGTGAATGAAACACCATTAAAATTTACAAATTGGTTATTCAACGGTAAATAATACTGTCTTTTTTCTAACCTTTTTAGTAGATTTTTTTTTCTTTGTAAGATTATTTTTAATAGATATATTAGTATATTCATCTTTTAAGATTTTTTTCAACCAATTATAAATAATATTTAAAACCCCGCTATCACAATTTCCAACAATTAATACACTTCCTGTTCTAAAAATCATAAAAGATATGTGTTGCCAGGACGATTCATATTCTTCGTCACCTTCATCACCTTCATCACCTTCATCACCTTCATCACCTTCATCACCTTCATCACCTTCATCACCTTCATCACCTTCATCACCTTCATCCCCTTCATCACCTTCATCACCTTCATCAC